ACATCGTCTAAATTGAACGGTGATGCGGCGACGTGTAAAGCTCCTATTGTAATACTATCGGCTGAGACGTTACCTGAAACTGTAAGTACATTCGATTCAAATACGTTTATAGTAAGGTTTGCAGCTGCGACTGATGGTCCTATAGAAATATTTGCCTTATATTCGTGAACATTATCGAGTGTCGAGCCCCCCTGCCCCCCTGAATCATAGATTTCACCCGTTGTCGTGTTGAACGATAAAACGTTATTCGAAGGTGATGCATAAGCCGGGTCAAGTTTTACCGCGTTCGTTACTTTCAAAGATGCTACTGTACCTGCCGACGATTTAAGTAAAACATCACCAGCGTAATCGATTTGTTTTGTAGCTGCAATGTCAATATCACCCGCGGATGTTAAACCCGTGGTTGTGTTATTAAACGCGACTGTTTGTGTTGTTGTTGCCCCTCCATCTGTAATAGTCTGTAAATCTGAAGAAACCTCATCCCAATCTATTCCAGCCGCGGAACTTCGAAGAAACTTTTTAGCTGGGTTTGGATTCGTCGTGAAAAACCTCACTTCACTAAGAACTACTGCAGTTTGACCAGTACCACCCTTTGCTTTTACAACTAAGGCTAAATATGTATAAGCACTCGCCCCAGATATAGAAACTGTATGTCCACTACCACCGTTATACGTAGCGTGTACAGTAGATGACAACAGACTTGTCCAACTGCTATTATTAGTACTTCCCAATATTTCCCACGAATCTGGTGCCTGATTATCATACGACACTCTCCCCGTAATGTTAACTGATGTCGGTGTAATTGCAGTCGAAAGTTGGAGTTTTATCCATTCACCTGATACACTACCTAAACTATTGCTTCCCGTATAGGCACCCGAAGTACTATCGTAAACATTTTCATTAGAATGCCAAAAAGTACTATGCCCCGGCGTAGTTTTATCAAACGCTTTCCATATTTCACCATAAGAATTACTACTTGCAGTCGTTGTGTACGTTATTCCCGCAATAGTTTCACCCGAATTAGCCGCTGATGATAGTGCAGACGTTGGGTATTCGATAGTACTAGCTGGTGCATACGGTGGAAGTGTATCCAAAGCAGTTCCAGACGCTGGACCTAATAACAATTCGTTTTCTGCTACTGTAGTTAAACCGGTACCACCCTTGGCAAGTAAAACTTGTGAACTCAAATTACCGGGGTTGAGTACTGTGAGACCTGTCGTTACACCCGTACCACCTCGAGCAGTAGCAACTGTTCCAGTCGTAAGGTTAGTTGCATTTAGTACACTTAGACCTGTAGTTACACCTGTACCACCACGTGCAGTAGCAACTTGACCGGTATGACTAGCATGACCCAAATTTAAGCTTGTCATAGTCGGACCAGCACCACTGAAGCTGCCCCCCGAGAAGTTTTGGGCACTTATAGTACCGCTTGATGCATCTATTATAGTTCCCGTACCGGTTAATTGTAAATTATCCGCGGTTACTTTACCTGTTGTCGTGACGTTACCGGATAAAACGTTACCCCACACATTTGCCGTGATGTATCCATCCGCTGTTGTGTTTGTAGGTACAACGGTTTCACTTTCAGAATTACTTTCTGTAAAAGCGATTGTATATTCTTTACCCATGGTTTGACCCAGAAAACCTGCAAATACATTCGCGGTTGGTCTTGTCATATGTTGCCCCATATCTTTTGCGTCTACGGTATTGTTGTGTGCGACTGCAAATATTTTATCGGTAATGTAATGATCGGTTGTATGCTGCGCCGTAATATTACCTGCAACGGTTAAGTTTCCAGAAACGACCACGTTTGAACTAATAGATGTAATATGTGTAGATGGGTTATACCCAATTTTACTTTCCTCAAAAATACCAGAACTGTTCACGTATGGTATAGTCAAAGTATTTAACGAACTAGCGCCCGTACCACCTCGAGCAATAGGAACTTGTCCGGTGTTAGTACCTTGACCTAAATTTAACTCACTTATATTTGAACCGTTCCCACTAAAAGCTCCTGTAAAAGTAGATGCTGTTATATCACCGATTGGTGCATCTAATACAACTCCCGAACCGTTTAATGCAACTTGTCCACTCGTTACTTCTAGAACTACACCCGAAGATTTATTTAATGTTATGACTTCGTCGGAAACGTTAGACACACCTGTTTGTGATGCAAGAACTTCATCTAACGTGAGTGGAACATCGGACCATTCGGGTGCCGTTTTACCCGCGTTTAATCGGAGAAACTGACCCGCGGACGCGGAAGATGTACTTAACTTTGCGAGTGATGTTATTCCACTGGCATATACTAAATCACCTTCGCTATATGTATTAATACTTGTACCACCATGTGTTACGGGGAGAACACCTAGGTTTATATTACCCGTATCTATATTTGTTATGGACGAACCATCACCGGAAAATGATGACGCATTTATAACTGAAGCTGTTATGTTATTAGATCCTAATATTTCACCATATATACCCGACGATGCTATGTTATTAGATCCTACTATTTCGCCGTACAGTATTCCACTAACTTTACTCGCTGTTATGTTATTAGATCCTAATATTTCACCGTATATACCCGTTGTTCCAACAAGTTTATCTGCTATTATATCGTGAGTTGTTGTTATTTGATCATATACACCCAGTGTTCCAGTAATAGTTTGACCTTGAATGTCACCTAGAGCAGTAATAGTTTGACCTTCAATGTGACCTTGAGCAGTAATTTCACTTGCTGTAATTAAGTTGGAACCGCTTATGTTACCAAATATATAGTCATCGACAACTATATTACTATATGCCTTGAGTGACGTTGTTGGATTTGTAAGGTGTAGTGTATTTGATGTAATATTACTTTTATCCGTGACAGTTTGTAAAGTTACATTTGAAAGAAGACCACCATCACCACGATAATATTGTGCGTTTATATTCCCCGTCGTTTCTATAGCGAAAACAGATTGTGTTGGTACATTCATAACAGTTTGACCAACAGCTCCCAATGTAAATAAATTTTGTGGATTTGTATTTGCTACGGCGACGTGGGACGTTGCTTGTATATCCCCAGTGTGTATAATACCTGAAACCTGAATTTTGTTTGTATTATCTTTATCTATAACGACAGAGTTCCCTGTAGTTGATAACCTATCAGTTCTTGTATTACCTACAATTCGTAGATCATCGGTATCACCTACTGGACCTTTAATAAAAACCTTATCGGCTACAGATAAGGCGTGCGTTGGGAGTGTATTTGAAATACCTACGTTAGATGACGCAACCAAAGATGTAGTTGCATTGTTAAATTCAACTGTATTTGCTGTAACATTACCTACAGTAGTTGCATTTTCTAACGTAATACCACCTAATAAATCCGTAGCTACACCCGAATCTACAAGTTCTGCTGTTTGTGCGTGATACGCAAAAAAATTCGCACCTGCTAATTCTGCTACACGTACCGGTGTCACATAAAGTGAACCTGGTGTTGATGCAGATATGGGTGCATCTGACGCATTAAAAACAACTGTGTTTTCGGCCTGATTATCATTAGCGTGTTTACCAAACCGGATTTTGGTAGACCGCTCGATGGTAGGTATATTTTTAACCATTTAATATAAGTAGGTATTTTTAATTGGCGTATATCAAACCCGCCATACCATTTTCTATTCTAAGAATATTGTAATTTACGGCATATATTGGATCATTTATAATCATATTTTGGCTATGTATCTTTGCAGAGTCTAAGCGACTAAAATTGAGCGTTCCTGTCGGTTGGAGTGAGCTCGTCGAAAGACAAAAGCAGTATAAAAAGAAATCTGGGGAAGTTACGAATTGTGTGTGGTAATAGTTTTGAATTTCCATAAAATGTGGTTTCCCCCATTTATAATTACCTATATCGAGACCATTTATCTCGATCTTTATTTTATTACTCGCGGATGTTAAAGCACCTTCGGTACTTGTGTCTGAACACGCTAGGTATTTAACTGGGTGGTTAAATGTAAGTTCCTGTGTAAGTTCCTGTGAAGGAATACTTTTTTGAACCTGTGTAATGAGTAGATCATGATTTCTCGAAACTAAATTTCCACGTTCTTCGTTATCGAGGTAATAATAATTTGAATAACACTCGACGTTATAATTACCTGCTTGCGAACCCCAGTGAATACGCAATTCTACTTCATGGTACCGCAAAGCAACTATTGGTATAGCACATTGTGGACCTTCGCAAAAAAAGAAACGTAAAGGATAAAAGTATGAACGTGCACTTATACCTGGGTGTGTACCATTAGAACTCTTAGAAACATTCGTTGCGAATGTATCTATGGCTATTTTTTCCGTAAACGCCGCGTCTTGTGAATCGATAACTTGTCCACCGATAAGCAATTCAACTCGATCAATTATATTTTCCCAGTTTTGAATATCAAGTGCTTTTGAGTTATCGTCTATAGTAAAGTAGGTGTATCCTAATAAGTCACCTGATCTTGGTATTTTGATCGATGACATAGCGTTATTTTTCACAGCTCCTTGTATCGTTTGCTTCTCTATAGATTGTGAAAAATTAGAATGCCTTTTGAAAGTTGAGTTAAAGAATGAAATTTCTGGTTTTCCCATAATGTACTCATCTTGAGCACCGATGGCAATAAGTTGAACAATACCAGAAGACATTTATAATAAGAAAAGGTTAAAATTATACGTGTATATCGCCCTGAAATAATTAGAAGGCTAAATTTCTTTTTTTGCAAACGAATCTAAATATTAAACATGTTTCGGATGTAGTCGCCGCAGCACCTGTTTCCTTCAATAACTCAACGGTTATTCTATCGAGTTTCTTTATTGGGTTAAAATATTGTTGAATAACTGGGTATTCGTTTTTAAAAATGAGTCGAGATGTTCCATCTGTTACGAGAGAACCGAAAACGCCGTTTATTAAATTATCATCAGCTGTATCAAGATCTGTTTTTCCTCTTTGAGAAAAGAAAGTTCTTAATTCATCAATTTTAAGATGTACTAATTTGTGAGCTCCATCTGTACCGTTAATATGAGCGGCTGTTAATTGAACCTGAACTATATTTTCGAGGGGTTTTGGGAAGAATGAAGTAAATTTTTGTTTTTGAGAATCGTCAACAGAATCAACGATAATGGTATGATACTCGTGTTCAAAATCGGGTAAACTTGACTGACTAGTCACTAACGCCATTTATATATACTGGAGATTTTACTTCATCTTGTACGCCGCTTGTTGCTGGACAAGTTCTTGTCCGCCACAAACTCCACCTCGACTATCGGAATAGTACGAGTTTCCGAGACACGATGGCTTCGATTCAAGATCGAAAAGGGAACCTTCATTTTGGGTTTCGATTTCGACGGTCTGGTAATTACTTGTTCTCATGGCGGCGAGAGCGCATAACATTAAGAAGACAATCACAATTGCCTTGAGGGTATTTTTGTTTGTAGCGTTAAGTTTCATTTGTTATCAACATACATTTTTTTTAAAGTGCGTTAAAGAATTTATAATACTTTCAATATAAAGATTAAATGGACGGTGAGATCATACTTAATAGAAATCATACAAATGTTATGAAACTTGACGATAACGAACAAGCTCTTATGAACGAGATTGAAATCGAAATTCCAAGACCTCAGCCTGTAAAAAAACAAATGCCGAAACCCATGAAGACTCAATTTACACCGCCACAAACACAAACTTTCCAGGAAGATATTGATTCGTTTGCTAATCCAAACAAACAAAATCCACCTTCGATTCCTCCACAAGAAGATCCAGTTGATTACGGTGAATACGAAGAAGAAGATCAGGGGTATGATTATGCAGGTGGTGGGGGAGGTGGTATGCCTTATATGGAAGAGGAAAAACCGTCACCAGGCTACAAAACAATCGATGAAGAAAAAGCCGATCTTGTAAATAAACTCGGGAGACTCGAAAAGAAAGGGTTTACGGTAAATAAAAGATTAAATGTATATTCACCAATTGACGAACTTAGAAACGAAGTAAAGAGAATTACGTATAGCATAGACGTTGATAAATCTATAAAATTTTCGAGGCGTATGCTTGTTGCATGCACAACCGGTCTTGAATTTTTAAACAAAAAGTATAACCCATTTGAAATTCAACTCGATGGTTGGTCGGAAAATGTTATGGAAAATGTCGACGATTACGATGAAGTTTTTGAAGAATTGTATGTGAAATATAGAACTAAAATGCACGTTGCCCCTGAGGTAAAGCTGATTATGATGCTCGGTGGGTCGGCTATGATGTTTCATTTAACCAATAGCATGTTTAAATCAGTCATGCCTAATATGAATGACGTGATTAAACAAAACCCCGGGTTGGTCCAAAACATGGTTTCTGCGGTACAGAACACAGTTCCTAAATCTCAACAAGGTGCGAGCGAACCATCCGTAGATGAAAATGGGAGACGAGAAATGCAAGGTCCAGGGTTTGATATCTCGAGTCTCATGGGTAATATCATGATGCCTCCCCAACCACCAATGAACACAACAAGTATTAATAAACCAGACGATACGGAAATTGATATCGAAGACGATATTTCGGATATTGCCGAACCACCAACTTTTGATACGGGTAAAGAAGGCGGCGATGACGAAGTGAGAGAAGTTAAAGTTACTCAGACCAAATCAAAAAAAGGAGGTGGTAAAAAGAAAAAGACCGTTGAAATTAATTTGTAAACATAGTATAAATGATAGGGTATTGTCCTTTAGATGAAGACCCTATTGAGATACCTTCTCGGCGGCGAGAAGTTGCACCCCCGACCCCAGTCGAACCACAGGCGGCGGCGAGACCTAGACGTTCTAGATCTTTCCTCGGTGAAGACGATACGGAGTGTAACTTTGTCGTTATGTTTTTCATTGCGGGCGTAATTGCCTTAGCGGTTATGGACGCACTTCCTAATAAAAAGTAAGTAAACCATCTACCATCCTGTTTGTTCCAGCATGGTAAATGTGATTTTGTTTTTTTAATCAATTACGTATTTTCGAGTGCGGTAACACGCGCTAATAGATTAGCGACTTGTGTTTCTAACGTCACGACTTTCGTCTTTTCAGCTTGTAATTGTCTATCTACTTCCTGTAAAGCCGCAGTTGAAACTGCCCATATAGCATCTTTATTCAAATGGTTAAAATCACTTATTTGTTCCCCCTTTATAAAAGCGTTCGTGACATTACTAAATTCATCTGTATTTTCTATTGTTATAACATTACTTTCCGAAAACGAAAGTACATTACACTTTAAATCTTTATCCTTATCTGTAATAATGTTTATAACAGATGTATTTGATAAAGTTAAACCTTCAACCGTGGTATCTAAACGAAGTTCGAGTACGTTACTATC